TTTAGAAGCTTCTAATGCTCGTGTTATAGCTTTCGGCGCTTCAGCTGGAGTTATAGTGGGAGTAGAAAGAGCTCTCAAATCTATGGTGGCATCTGCTGTTAAAGTAGAGAAAGCTATGGCAGACGTGAATGTAGTTATGAATGCGTCTGTTAAAACTCTTGAACAATTTGGTAAGGGGATGTTTAGGGTAGCTAAGGAGACAGCTCAAGGTTTTGATACAGTAGCGGAGGCTGCTACAGAATTAGCTCGTCAAGGTTTGGGAATGGAAAAAACCCTAAACCGAACAAAAGATGCTCTCATTTTAACACGTTTGACAGGAATGAACGCCGCAGATTCTGTTAAGTCTCTTACTGCTGCTGTTAACTCTTTCAATAAAGAAGGTGTCACATCTGCTCAAGTTGTTAACCGCATGGCCAAAGTTGATGCGGCCTTTGCAGTTAGCTCTGAAGACTTGGCTAAGGCTGTTTCACGTGTTGGTTCATCTGCTGTAGACGCTGGAGTAAGTTTAAATCAGTTGATGGCTATAACTACTGCTGTTCAACAAAAAACAGCTCGAGGTGGTGCAGTGATTGGTAACGCATTTAAAACAATTTTTACTCGTATTCAGAGAAGTGATGTCCAAAAGACGTTAAGAGATATGGGTGTAGCGGTTACCGACAGTAACGGTAAAATGTTAGACGCTATAACGATACTGGAAAATTTATCTGGTAGTTATAGTAGATTGGCCAAAGCAGAACAGGCTGCAGTTGGGGAACAGGTAGCAGGTGTGTTTCAAATCAACATACTTAAAGCTGCTATGTCTGACTTAGTTCAAAAAAATAGTCAATATGCTCAAGCGTTGAGAACTGCAAATACTGCCACTGACGAAGCTTATGTAAGAAATCAACAATTGAATCAGACTCTAGATGCTTTAGCTAATAAGACTCTAGCCAATTTAACTCAAGCAGGAGCTAATATAGGAGGTGCTACTTTAGAACCAGCTATAAGAAAATTATTAAATGGAGTCAACGCTACCATTGAGTCTTTTGGGGAAGGGGGACAATTCGAAAGATTAGGGGAAACTTTAGGCAAAGGTTTGATGACTGGGGTAGGAGCTTTTATAAGTGGTCCCGGGATATTGTTAGCGGGTGTTGCTATAGGTAAGCTTGTAGCTAACTTAGCTAAATTTGCTAAAACTGCTTTCAAGGAATTCATGGGCCTTAACAAGGCTACACAGTCTAGGTTAGCCCTTCAAGAGACTATTACAAGTCTTTTAATTAAAGAGCCACAATTAATTAATAAAGTTAAGAGTAGTGAAAACGGACTTTTAGATTTAGAACAGCAAATACTAAATACGGTAAAACAACAAAACGCCGAAAGAAGAAGAGCTGCTCTAATAGCGAAGTCTTTAGCCCGAAGTTTAGGTGGCAGAGGTGTTGTTACAGGTCCAAAAGGCACAGTAGCTCCGGGGGCCGCAGGAGGCTTCATTCCTAACTTCGCTAATCCTAATAGTGAGAGGGCAGCGGCGGCAGCGGGAGGATATAGGGCTGGCGCTATTCGTACCATGAATCAACCCGGTAGCGGAAGCGTGATGTATAATTCCGCCGAAACAGTTAAACGTTTTCCGGGGATGACTCAATCAGCAATCATGCCGCCTAAAGGTAGCCCTGCGGGAGCTGGTTATAAAGCAGCTTTCAGCGCTGCACATGGTTTCAATCCTTATGCTGGCTCTGGCTTTATTCCTAATTTTAATCCAGCGGCCGCGGCTACTTTTAGACGTCAAAAAACAGAGTCTATGGGACTAGCTCCCGGTAAAAGAGGTGATGTTGTCAATTTGGATTTAACCGTCCCCTCAAATAAGAAAGATATGGGGATTATAACCGAGACAGGAAGTGCTACTACCCCAATTCAATTTAGTCAAAACATAATGAACCCTAAAGCGGGTATACCAGCTTTATCCAAGTTGATGTCTCAATGGAGAGGCGCTGATGGAAGAAGAGTAGGCTCTGCTCAACTTAGGGTGTCCGGTATTCCCGTAGTACCAATTTTCCCAATTGCAGGAGAAAATGTACAAGGTAAAGGAGGCAAAGGCCCAACAAAACCTGATAGTTATCTTCAAGGAAGCTTAAATAAATATAGCAAAAAATTGTCAAAAGAAATGTTTGGCACTACAGATGTGGCTCGGGACTTTGATGTAGACGCATTGAGTCGGGGCACAATGGGAGATATATTTGAAGAGGGTGTTAGGGTAGCTGTAGGAGGCGCTAGAAATGATGATAGATTAGCAGCTTTTGACTATATGGGTAAAAAGTACGCTAACACTCGATTGATAGGCTTTTTCAATAGGCAAGGTAGATCTGCTAATCTTAATCCAACTAAATCTAAGATAGAGGCTAAAATAGGTGAAGAGGCAGCTATTAGTGGAAATATCCCCAGAAAAATGATCAATGATGATATGGTGGGGTATGACAAAAAAGAAATTCTCCAATTATTTAAAGATGAATTTTCAACCTTAACAGCAGCAAAAGGTAAAAGAGGTAAAATGGCTATGGCCGCGAGCGGTTTTGTTCCTAACTTCTCTGGCTTGTCTTCTGCTGTAGGTAGAGAGATGGCTGCGGGAGTTCCTGCTTCATCCATCAGAGTTGGAAGCAGTCCAGCTTTACGTTCTGCTGGTAACCCTAACGGGATAGGGGTCTATAACACTTTCCACGAGCCGGGTGGATTAAATCAAGGTATAGCGCGCTCAAGGTCTATGGGAATTAATCCTAAAACTCATGGCGCTGCTGGTGGTTTTGTTCCTAACTTTATGGTCTCAGACGCTGTTATAAAAAGAGCTGAAGAGAAAGTTGCTAAATTACAAGCTGAAGCAGGTAAAGACCAAATGAAAGCTGGGAAAGGTATGGGTGCAGCAGCCGACAAAATGATGATGGCATCAATTGGCATAAGCATGTTGACAAGTGGAGCGGCTTCATCAATGGGCGCAGGACCACAACTACAAGGTGGTATAAATGCTTTTAGTAATATTGGTACTAGTGCTATGATGGGGTTTTCAATGGGGGGACCAATAGGAGCTCTTATAGGGGGCGGCTTAGGCGCTGTTACTTCTATGGGAGATTTCAGTATGGCTTTTGGCGAAGCAGGACGTCAAGCAGCTTTACAAGAAACTTTAGACAGTATAAATGAAATTACTGGAGCTATGAGTACATTAGGCTCAGTTCTAGATTCAATGAGCACTTTGCAGGACGATACCCCTGCAAAAAGACTGGAGAAGTTAAATAAGCTACAACTTCAACATGAAAAAGTTTTAGAATCTCTAGCAGGAGACGAAGAACACGTAGTAAAAGCTAGAGAAAGTTACATGAAGAGAATAGGGGGTAAAGGTATTTTTGAGGGTAAAAAGTTTTCAGATTTTAGTGGTGAAGATTTAATAGATTTGCAGTCTAGAATGGAGGCAGAGCAGGTTAGAATTGAGCAAGAAATAGCAATTGGCAACAGATTTTCAGCATTTAATAGAAGGGCGACTGGTACTGGTGATAGTGTAAGAGCTTTAACTAGAGATATTTTTAAACCCGGTATACAACAAAGTATAGCTGATGTAAATATAGGAGGGCTTCAAGGAGTTGATATAATCAAAGATATTATCTCTGGCATGGAGCAGTTTGGTGGATCGGCAATAGCCCCTCTAAGGGAGGGCGGGGATGCGTCCGGTCAAGGGAAAAATAGACTTTCTAATTTTATAAAAATGGGGCCTCAGTTGACTCGATTTAGGGAATTGATGAAAGCTTCTGGAGAAAGAGTTTTTGCTGAGCAGATAGACGAAGTATTAAAAAATCTTCAAAATATAGATCCTAAGTTTTTAACGAAAGGAAGTCTTGCTGCCCTTGATCGGGGCGATTATAACCAGACGAATATTGCTAGAGAAGGAAGTGGCAGGGACATTAGTCCTCAAAATTTACTGACTCAATTAAAACTTATGAGTAGGATCGTACAGGAGGGGAAAAAGATCATACCTTTATTCGCTGACCCTGAATTTTTCAGAGCTACAGAGCTCCCTCCTGTGGATATTATGGGGCCTCAAGCAGGAGCTGGAGACGTGAGAGCAGCTCGTACAGCTGCTAGATTAAAAAATGAAAGAATTGGTAGGGGACGAAGATTCGGCTCAGATAGAGAATTAGGGAGGATAAAAAGAGCAGGGGCTACATCTGCTGCAGAAAGGGCTAACGCTAATAGGATGTTGCAATTCCAGTTCGCTGGAGATGATTTAATAAATCAACAAGCTACAATTCAAAGACAAGGCGTTTTAGACAAAGCTTTTCAAGCAGAAGATGAATTACGCGAAAAACAAAAATCCAAACTGGATGCTGAAGAAATTAAACTAAGAGAGAAAGCGTTAGGTGATTTAGAAAAAGTTAAAGCTGATGAATTTGAAGATAGAATAGCCAATATAAAAAGTCTAGAAGAGTTTACAGAAAAAAGTAAAAACCTTAGAGGCGAAGCTATACAGACAGAGTTAGACAAGTATACAGAGATAGAAAATACACAAGGAGCGTTAACCACAGCTGAGGAAGCTCGAGTAAACTATTTGACTGAATTACTTAGTAAAGAAAAAGCGATTAATGCTGAGACCGAACACTTAAACGAAGAAAGAAATAAATCTACAAAAAATCAAACTGATATAATAGATGAAAATGCAGAAACTCTAATAGAGATGAGGAAAAGGATGTTAGAGTTCAATGCTGTTGCAGAAGATTTAAAAATAAGTGACGATTTTACGAGGGCTTCTAGCAGGGCATCAGGGTTACAAAGCCAAAGAAATAGAGGGTTTGGTATTAGCGGCCAAGAACTTGCTGCTGCTAGAACCGACGCAAGGAGAGCTCAGATAAGGCTAGAAGGAGCAAGTGCGGCGAATCCGGGGCAAGCTTTCCGCGATGCATTTAGTTACAATGAGATTGATGCTGTACTAGAATTCGAAGAAGGCGTTGTGAATGTAGCGAAAAATATGCAAAGTTCGTTTGCAGATGCTTTTCAGTCTATAGCTAGTGGAGCTGCTTCAGCAGGGGATGCTTTTGCAGGAATGGCTCAGAGTATATTAGACTCTATCTCTAAGATGTCTTTTGATATGGCGTCGAAAATGATGTTTCAGTCTATGGGTTTTGCGCGAGGAGGGCTAGTTAAAGGTTATCAATCTGGAGGACTAGTAACTGGCGGATCTGGACACAAGGATGATGTGTTAACAGCAATGCAAGGCGGCGAGTTTGTAATTCGTAAGTCTGCCGTTAATAAATTAGGTGTGGACACTTTGAATGCTATAAATGGTTATGCTACAGGCGGCAAAACTAAAGGTCCCGGCATGGGTAAAATGTTAGCTATAGGTGCTGGAGCCGCAGCTTTGGGTGGGATACTCAGAGGTGGTGGACAATCTGCAGGACCTAAACCTTTACCTTCTCAAGATTATGGTTTTGGTCGTAGTAAACTTGGTTTCTTAGGTGGGCCAGACCCCGATGCTCGCGGCGCAGATAGAATAGGAGCTGGAGGAGGAGCAGCATCTGTTTCTTTAAATAAAGCTTTTGTTTATTACCGACGTGATCCTAAAACTGGCGCTTTAATTAGTGAAGCTGCTCGACCAACTGAAGGAAGATTTGAAGTAAGTGATAGGTTATCCTTAATTGGTAGGTTAAGTGAAGGTGACCCTCAAACTGCTCGTATGTTTGAAAAAGAGCAGAGAATGTCTAAATACCAACAATATTTAGCCACAGAAACTCAACGACGAAAAGACGCAGTAGACGCAGTTAAAAGAAAGAAACGCGGAAACTTAATTCAAGCTTATGCAAGTGCAGCTATGTTAATTGGTGGCGCGAAGTTTATGGGCGGTGGTAATGGCGGTGGTGGAAGTGAAGCTTTCATGGTAGGTGCTGATGACGCAATGGGTCCGGGACTTAATGAATTTCAAACAAACTATGGGAGCGGTGTTAGGACTGTGGCCACAGGAGGCGGTGTAGGTGGAGGCTTAGCTCGAGTAATGGGTGGCGAATACATTATGAGTCCTTCTGCTGTACGTACTCATGGAGTAAATGTTATGTCCGAATTAAACCGCGGCAACCTACCGGGTTACGCAGGTGGCGGATTGGTAGGAAACCAAGGAGGAGCTTCCGGCGCTGCAATGGGGGGTATCGGCGATACTACAAACAACGTAAAAATAAATATCAACGTTGATAAGAGTGGTAAAACTGAAGCTACTGCTGAAGCAACTGAACAAAAGTCTACTGGACAAGAAAGAGACGACATACAAGAAACAGAGAAGAACAAGGAGCTCGGAAAGATTCTCCAAGGAGTTGTTCTGCAGGAAATCGTCAAACAGCAACGTCCCGGTGGACTACTACAACAAACAGGACAAAAGACCTCGCGTTAATAGTTCATATTTTCCATTCGGGTAATTCTCTTGTCCATCTCCTGTAGCTTTTTATCAATAATAGCTACAGCTTCATTGTATGAAGTTTGAGGATCAATACTGTTAGGCGGCAAAAGAGGTATGCCGTTAACAGGAGAATAATCGAAAGTTATTTGGCAAACTTCAGTTTCAAACGACTCTGAATCGTAAGCCTTGTTTAAATATATAACTTGTTTAGAAACTATAAACTCACCTTCAGTTATTCCGCGCTCTAAAGGATAAGAAAGACCTATTCGAGTTTCTATGGGGGAACATTCAATACTTTTGAAATCTCTTTCGACGATTGAAACTTGTGAGGATATATCATACTCTACATTCAGTTTTATTTTCTTCCCGCTTTCTTCCAGAGCTTCTACGGGATTCTGAGGAGGATGTATGTAAAGACCCGGTCTATTGATTTCTATGGTATCTATACTGCCATCTTCCTTAACTCGCGTTACTTTGAACTCTGTATATTCGCCAGTTAAGTTACCGCTTGAACTGGAAGGATTACCTCCTTGCGCATAAAATAAATCTCCTATGGAATACTTGTATTCGTTTTCTTCAATTGAGTTGATGTTTATCGCTTCATACTCATTAAAAGAAATTTTTCCTAGATCTCCTTTTGCTAATTTGAATTGGTAGTTACCTTTTATTGTTAAGGTTTCGCCGGAATAATCAAATTTTCTTTTGATATTTACGTTTTCACTACTTTCTGCTCTGTAGAATATATCATTACCGCCAAGTTTAATGAACGCGCCATTTCTAACGGCGATTTGTTTATCAGACTGTACGTAAAGTTTGTTAGACCCTCTTTCAAGAGAAGCTTGAAATATTTCAGGTTTCATTACTATATTTTACTCATTAGTTTCTAGAATTCCAAATTGAAGGACAATTCGTCTAGGGAAACCTAAACTCCGCTCTGTGCCATCAGTACTTGCAGTCGTTGTACTAAATTCTGATCCTACAATAATACTAGTATTATTTATAATTGAATTTGTTGAACAGTTTTCATTATTTTTAGTGGTTCGCCAAGGCCTAATCCCTTTCCATCCACTGCCAGAATCCACTGGGTACTCAACTTGGCAGTTTATCCATACAGAAGCTTTCTCTGGGTCTAGCGCTAATCCATCTATTTCCACCTCTATTCCTCTGAACAAAGCTACTCTTTTAGATTGTTGATTAAAAAGAGTAATTTTAGGATTAAACAAATTTTTAGACGCATACTTTAAGCCAATTGCATTGGTTATGGGATCACGTTTATTAGCTTCAGATAAGGGGATAATTGCTGAATCTATATATTTATACCCTATGCCATAATAGTTTGCCATAATGGTTCCACTACCATCTCCAGCTGCAATTCTTTCAGCTCCATTTTTCCAAGGTTTGCCAGTGCTACTGTTAGTAGTTCTCCCTTTATAAATAGCAGCTCCTGCCGCCGTTCCATCTGGAGTATCCCAAAAGAAATTCTTTATGCTATAAGGTCTGATCTCTATTTTACCCCACCCTCTAAAAGATAAAGCTTCATCATCCGCTCCCATCAAACTGCTTTCATTTACAAAAACGCTGCTGCCCGGGGTATCTTTAAATGACTGTTGGTAATCTTCTTCATCTATAACTTCATCTAAGCTTTGACCCGCAGCGGCCGGATATTCAGTGTCTGAACTTACAGAAGTTGAGTAATTGATTCCCGGCAATCTATATATTAAAGGAGTTTTTAAATTTGTGCTTTCAAAGAATTTAGGCGTGATTCCATCTGGTTCAAAAGCAGAAGTTTTATGCAGTTCGTCAAAAAAGCCAATAGTTACTTCCATATTTTCTACAAGATGATCACTGATACTAGGAAAAGGGATTTTAAGATTAGAAAGATTATCTGAATCATTTAACATATAGTAACCTCTATGCACTGTATTTTTAACCGGTGAAAATCCTCCTTTACCTAAGTTAACTAATCCGCCAAAAGCTACAGCTTCTCCATTTACCATTTGAACTTCATCACTTGAATTAATATTAGAAGCGCTAGTTAGATTATCTTCAGTAGCCCTTACTTGAAATTCAGGAGATCTTTTAGGAGTTCTAGGAATACTAGTAGCTTCTATATCGTTGCTGTCGCTAAATACTATCTGGTTATTACCAGTTGTATAATAATAAACTAAACCTGCTGTATTATTAAACATATTTTCGAGCTCAATATCGGTTGATATTGTTTGGCCGTCAGCGTTTTGCGCATGGCCTATGTTCAGCTCCAGCATTCCATTTGGATAAACGTAAGTTTCTGCTAAATAAGGGAATTTTCTGTTATAAGCAGTTTGAGGAGATATGTAACGAGTTTTAAGTGGGAAACCAGTTATTTGCGCGAAAAACAATCCGCTTGGTGCATCTATGCTAACTCCTAAAATGTCATAGTTAGAGGTTTTATTTTCCCAAGACTCTTCGTACCCTTTTACATCAGTAAATAAAGTATTAGAAAAGACCTTGTTTCCTGCGCTAGTATTACCTTGTCCGTCGTGAGCTTCTACCACAACATCAAACTGTCTACGAGGGAAACGGTCTGGTTGATTTAACACATTGAATCCACTACCACTTACAGAAAGCCACTGAGCTCCTGCAGCATCTTTAGCAGCGTTATTCATTGTACCCCAACCATTAATAGCTTCTCCATCTTTCCAGCCTGTTACATGTGGATCGTGTCTATAATCCCTGATAGAATTAGGATTGTTGTATAACTGTTGAAGTACGAAGTTAGGGTTAGCGGCGGGAGTGTTGTAGCCAGTTATTTCAATAAATACGTTACCGTCAGGTATATTACTAGAACTAGGTTCGCGTACAGTTATTCTGTATTCCAAAATATCTTCTGGAAAAGGTATGGTGAAGTTTTGATCTTCATTATCAAATATTCCTTGAAAGGAGCTTTGCCATTCAAAACCGGGTTCGGAAGATTCTATACCTGAAGGTTTATAAGATAAATCTGGGCCTTCTACGTGAGTGATACCTTCTGTAGCTAAATTTGTTAAAGAGACAGTACCGACTAGACTGGATAAACCTACTGTAATGTCGTCGACAGTTAGCCTTTTAACCATTCCATAAGATGGAGTGTTAGTTTCTGAAACAGCGAAGACAGAGACATAATAATCTGCGTTTTCGTCTATTAAAAATTCAGTATGAACTTTTGAAAGTTTCTCATCAAATTTTTCTACGTGATCTTTATCTGTATAATGAATTATTTGCGTATTTATATTATTTTTGAAATTGTAATATTCAGTAGGGGGAACCACGTAAGTTCTACTTGTGTTAAGAGCCCCTAATCCCGGAAGAGGGTTTCCTGTACTTTGTATACCAATTACATAATTTATATCGTATGGAGCTTCTTCATTTTTTATTATTTGATAATTGTAAGCATCTTTATCTTCATCAAAAGTGACACTGACTTCATAACCGGCTTGGGGGATTGTTACTTCTACAGTATGATAAACTGGGTCGTTACCGCCAATTGACTCCGAATAAGCGTTACCTTTAACCACATGAAGTGCTTGTCTTGGGTGGTAAAAACTTGTTTGAGCTACATTACGATAATCTCCTGTTGCAAAAAGTGGTTGTTTAACAGCTTGGGTAGAAGTCAAATTAGCTGAGTTATATACTTCGTCATATTTTCCTGTAGAGTAAGCTAACGCAGAAATATCATAAGTACCTTCATTCTCGGCGATATTTACAACTTTATAGTTAGAGTAACTTCCGCTGATAACCTCTGCATCATTAGGATCATTAGGTTCAACACTCCATATTAAATTTTCACCCGAAAAACACCCTCCGGAATAAGGGGCGCTAGTTACCTCTGCAGGTAATAGTGGTGGTATATCGTTACCAGCAGTTTGGACACCTGTATTTGTATATCCAGTTATAACATAATTATCAAAATCAAATTGATTACCAGTTCCGCCGAAAGCTGTGCCAGTATTAAAATATATTTGAGTGCAAACGCCGCTTAAATCAGATCTATAATTTCCTGTTATGGTAGTAGTATGAGCGCCGCTAAATAACAAGTTTTGTATCTGAGGTCTTCTAATTTCATTGGCGTCTCCCGTGTTAGTATTGTATGTTGGAGTTAATAATGAAAATTTATAAAGAGTGTTATCAGTAAAGTTTAAAGCCTGATCAATAATTATACTGTTAAATTTGTTAGATATTGCTGGGGTTACAACCGCTGGATTTGCATTAGTATAATTTGCTGTTAAAGGTATAACAGCATTTGTTCGGCCGCTGTATTTTAAAGATGTTCTAAAGTTATCATAGATTTGAATTACATCTCCGGGCATTATATAAGCGCCTTCTTGCCCTGCCGAGAAGCTTACCGTTTCAGTTTCTTGAGCTTCGCTCGATAGTATCCATTTAGCAAAACGACGAGCTTGACCGCGACTAGTAGCGCCCAAAGCTGTAGTTTCTATTTCTCTTATACCATATCTTCTTACGCTTTCTTCATCTTCCAAATATTCAATAGCGGGCTGAAATAAATTCTTTTTGTCATTGTACCTAACTACCGCAACACTGTGACGAGCAGTTTTTGAAGAACTGGAGTAGGTAAAGTTGCCTTCTAGAACATTGGAATTGTTAAATTGATATACAGCGTCTTTATATTTGTCTTGTACTGCGAATACGTTTCCGTTTGCGTAATAAGCGATACCTAAAAATATAGAAGTCAAATCATTTAGAACTTTAAAAGCGTCTTCACGAGTAGTTATAATATAGTTAATAGTAAATCGCGGCTCTAACCCTCCATAAGTGTCAGGAACTAGGCAATCACAGTACTGAGCAATTTCATATAAAGTCCATTTATCTATTCTATCTTCTTCTATGTACTCTCCCAGTCCATAACGAGGGTTAGTCATTAGGTCGTAAAAACACCAAGCAGGGTTATCAGTCCATTCTCTAACATATTCCCCTTTTCTAAGTGCTGGGGCCAAGTTATCGTCTGTCCTTTTAAACTCTCCGTCCCAACCTCCTCCTGAACCCGAATTGTTTCTTATCCAATGCTGTTTACTAGCACTGTAAAAATGTTCGCATCCTACTCGAGTTTCTATTGTGGTACTTGAACTGTTTCCATAAGTTTTAGCAATAGGGTTATAGTTATTAGGAACTTTTACCTTAATTAAACGCGTGTCGTAAGCTCTTGCTGGTATACGGCTAAAAGATCTTGCGTCAAATTGAGAGTAGACCATTGCCGAATAAGGGTAACGCAAAGTTGTTCCATAGATTTCAACGATAGAATCTACAAAACTCATATTCTTTAAAAATGAAGTTAAAGATTCAGGAGTTATGCGAACTATTCTGATTCTCCATCCTTCAAATCCCGGTGTTTCTCTATAATTAAACGCTGAAACATCTATAAGAGTTTTTCTTATATATACGTCATCTACTTTACCTAAAACTTTTTCTTTAACAGGGCCAAGCCATTTACCATCTCCCGTAGTGTCCCTCGGGGTTACCACATTGCTTCCTGAAGTTGTAGTGGACTGCTCAAACCTAACGTCAAACATAGGTTGGTAGTAAATATTGTACTCAATAGTACGAGCTTTAGTGTCGCCAAAGCCAGTAGAAGCTTTTCTGCATTTTTTTAACTCGCTGGTTTTTTGATAAGTTTTTGGACCGGATTGAATGCTTTCAAATAAAGCTTGTATTTTTACGTTAACTTCTATTTTAGATAACTCTTTATTTAGAACGGTATATGTTTTTGAGTATTTATCTATCGTTACTCCCGGTTTTAAAGTGGCGGGTTTTGTATCTGTAGGAGTTTCTTCTCCCCCTTGTATCTCTGGGCCGTAAAGTCTTTCGCCTATCTGTCGAGCTACGCTTAAGTCTAGGAAATCGCTAGAAGTCATTCCAGCATAGCTAGTCATTTCACTATTTAAAGATGGGATATTTCCAACAGCTGACCCGTTAACTGTTTCAACGTTGATAGCAGGAAAGTTATAGAAGCCCCCTTCATCAACAAGAGGTACGTCATTCCAATAAATAGACTGAAGAAAACCTAGGTCTAAATTGGATGTAAGAGAGTCTCCTGTAGCTGTGTAGTTGGCGAAATCTACTCGTTGATAACCAGTTACGTTAGCTTCACCTTGATAAGAATAATTCCCGCTTACTATACCTTCAGTTTCGCCTTCACTGATTAAATCTACTGTCTCTGCAAAGCCGCGCGATACAACGTAGTTATCGCCGACTTTTACTGCTGATAAATCAGTTACTACTGGACGTGCTTCTTTTTGTTTTTTCTTGCTTCCCATTTTTTATCCTTGAGTTCCCCAAGTATCAACTTGCGACTGTAATAGTTTACCTGCATTAGGTATATTGTATAATAAACCGTATTTAGTTTCACCCCATGTATCTTTTGGCGCAATTTCTGCAGAAGCATCAACAACATCGCTAGCAGATTGAACCACATGACTCCCAACTAAAAGTCTTCCATAGCCTACAAATACAGGGCCACCTTCTCTTACTGTATTTTCAGGCCCACTAAATAAATAAGCTTTAGCTCCCCCTCTTTCTATTTCGTTAAAATCTCCAAATTCTGGCATTGGGGTTAGTAGGTTAGTTATTCCCGCCGCTACTAATCCTATACCGCCCAAAACTAAAGCTGTTCCCATGGCGCCACCAGCTCCCATAGCAGTTACCCCCATTAAACCAAATCCACCAACAGCAATTAAAGCAACTCCTATTATAATAGTTAAAATAGACATAAAATCATCAGAACCCTCTATAACTGGAACGATATCTATTGTTTTTATTTTACTGCTAGACATCGCAAGTTCTGAGCATTTTAAACCTTCAATAGTATTAGGGTCTTTACCTTCTTCTATTTGGAAATCTTTTTTATTAATAAGTACCCTATACTTTATATTTTTTTTATCGTTTTCTAACAGTGACTTGTAAAGTTTTTTAGAGTTACATTCTACTCCTCTTACTGCTTGGCTTACGTTTTTAGCGGCCAAGTTCCATTCGGACTGACCGAGCTGTTCTGCTAGAACACCGTGAACTTTTATGTTAACTAAATTGCTCATGTCTATATATTTTACAGATTGTTTTAGTGAGGGATTTGTTTAAAGGTTCAATACACAAGTATTTGTTCCGTGGATGATGCATAATGTTTCCATCCCCAAGAAAAACTGCAACGTGATTAGGCCCTTTACCTTTTATAAATTCAAATACTATTACGTCGTGTTTTTTTAGTAAGCTAGAAGGAGGAAGCTCGATTATTGGTAAATTAGGATTATTTTTATTAAGGTCAAATAATTGTTGTATCAAGGCGGGGTTTTTCTTATGCCAGTCATCTCCTAACTTATTTTCCCCCGAAAGCTTTATTCCTAAGTTTTTATAATACTCTTTTATAACAGTATAGCAATCCGATTCCCCTATCTTAAATACGCGATCATAAAGAAAAGTCTTACTCTTGTTAGGATCAAAAAAACTGAAAGAATCTTTTTTAGAGCAGTAAAGTATAAATGGTAAATTATGAGATTTACTATTTAACATATCATTCGGGGAAAATTTATCGTTGTTAGAATTATGAGAATGATATACAGCTTTTACCCTTCCTTCATCAGCAGCTAAAGCATAATCCAAAGGCCTTATTGAAAAATGCTTGTCCGCTTTTTCAGATACATTGGTGCATCTGAAAATTTTCAGATTTTCATCTTTTTCTAACACAATACCACAACATTCTTTAGACTGATCTTCTAAAGCATGATTTTTAATAGATTCTTTTATGGATTCTTGTAAAATCATTGTTGTCTGGACATTTTATTAGCTGCAGGAAAACCGCCATAAGGGAGTTCTCCTTTTTGAATAGGGCAACCTGCTCCGGGTTCAACTTTACCTACTGTTCCGGCTCCCCATCTCATTCTGCAACCAGTAAGAGATTTGGAACATTCGTCAGCTATCCAAAATTCAGAATTAGGTGGAACTTTTCCTAAGTTGGGAATGGCTGCTGCGCCTTCACCAATAGCACCTTTAGAGACAAAGTAATATTTTATATTTTCTTTCAGTAGATAACAGTAGTCACCTTTTTCGTATGTTGTTGACTTGTCCCACAGGCCTAAATCATCTTTTACAGCGAGGGCTGGGCCAGTACCTCCTAATAAAGTTGATATTCTTTCGTCTTTGTCGTTAGCCACGGGTACCGCTTGTTTAGGTAAGCCAGTAGCTTCTGAAGGTTGCAAGTTAAGGTTAGATGGAACGCCGGGTAAACTAGCTAATTCAGCTTTCTCTAACAGCGGAACTACAGTTTTTTCTTCTGCGGTTCCCGCATTAATTACATCACTCTTACCGTCTTGATACCAACATCCCAGTCCGCGGTATTGCCAAACACACTTGTCGGCCACAATCATTCTCTTGGGTAGTTTTGTGCCTTCTAGATCCAACACAGAAGAAAGTTCATAACTGAGTATTGATTTGTTTTCTGTGTCTTTTCTTTCTATAAAATATACATCTTTGGGGAGCTCGGCGTAAGGATCGGGTTCGTAACCTTGTGGAATGGGTATATTGCCTATATTTTTAAAGGTTGCTCCTGCACCTGCCCCCACAAAGTTCCTACGATCTAGATATTTTGCAAACGTCCGTCTGCGAGTGACTTTTGCTCCGATAATATCTCCAAATTTTCTTATCTCGTTTCTGAGAAGAGCTAGTTGGTCTATTCCTGTCTGAGATTGACTGGCCAAACTTAAAGTGGGGCGTGGTAGTGTGCCTTTAGTAGTAGCTTCAAAACCTTCTGCAATTATCGGGGCTGGATAGTATTCATACCCTTGCCAAATAATAAAAGAGTTAAAAACTTTTATGTTGTTGTGGAATCTTAAAATTCCATCATTAACATCACCGGGGAAACCGACTTGAGTTGCATCTTCTCCCAAAGTGATTTCCTTAGTTTCGAGTAGTTTATTTAAGTCTATCTCGAACATTGTAACCATCGCCGAAGGGGTCAAGTTAGTAAGCTCAAAGTTTAAAGACTTAATTGAGGATTTAGCTCTTTCTGAGTCTGCTGTCGTATAATCCGGCATCTTAATTGTTTGTTTCTACAAATTGAGTTTTTATAGAGTAATTATTGTGGAAAGCAAAATTACTATTAAAAGAAGGGCAAACGAACCTTTTAGTATAACTTGAGTCTGCATAAATCTCAGGTAAGTTTTTAATTGCAAAACTTTCAGCCCCTTTACGAGTTCGTAGAAAATGTATGATAGCACGCGTTTCGTTTTCACTCCTCATATCGAAAGAAACATCTAAGGTAATTAAGCCTGTATAAATACCGTCTGGTATTCTTTGTTCGTATCCGTTACCAAAAACTACGGAGTTAACTCTAGGATTATGAGAAGTTGAAAGATTGTAAGAAGGAGTCCAAAGAAAGTTGGGAATAGATTCACCATTTTGAGCAGTTACATATCCTCCCCAATATTGGGTAGCAGTAATTGCTTGTCCTGCTGGCACATCCTCTAAAGCATAATAATATTTGATTTCTTTAGGGATTCCACTGTCTCCGATGTTAGATTTGACGAAAACAATGGAATTTTTCAAGTAGGTTTTACTTGAATTATGAATTGGAACGTCATATATGCTATTTGCCATTTCTCCTTATTCCTTTATTTATTATATTACACATAAAAAAGAGTGTAAAATAAAGATAAGGTAATGTTAGGAAGAATTACAAGAGAGGCTGAAAGTATCACTATTAACGGAAGTGGGATACAAGGAGTACAGTCTATTTCAGCGTCATATGATTCAGTAGCCGCTCCTTTGAGGAATTTAGGTATAAACAGCATACAATTTGCTCCAGAAGGGCCTCAATCTGCTAGTTTGAGCATTAATTCTTTATTTACGCACACCGCTTCTCCTAGCGCCCCGGTTACTTCAGTGGATGTTTTGCAAAATTTCACGGGAGACATAGCTTTTAGCGGGGTAGTAGAGCATGGAGAGAAGAGTTTTATTTTTACTGAAGGGTATCTAGACTCTTACTCTGCAAGCTGCTCTATTGGAGAAATACCTCAAATTTCTACCAGTTCGACCATATACGGAGAGTTCGGTACAGGAGTTTTAGCTAATGTGCCTACAGACTCCTACCCAACGACCCTAAATATACCTAGTTATAGCTCCATGGAGATAAACCTAGATACTTTTGAGACTAACCGTGTGAATAATTTTAGCGTAAGTATTACTACCCCTAGAATACCTCTTTACGCATTGGGAATTGCTACTCCCACAGGGGTGATTGCTGGAAATCCTGTAAGAGTAGATGTAAATTTTAGCATTGAACCAGACGATTATGAGATAAAAAATATGAGATTTGTACCAGAGCAAACAGTTTTTCAAGATACCACGATAACTTTGAAAAAAAATAATAGCAACATAGAATTATTAAAGTATTCTTTTAATGATATGTTATTGGTTTCGGAATCATTTCAAGGGGGAGCGACAGACAATGCTAGTATTGATTTTGCCTTAACATCTTTCATTTTAAGGTAAAAAAAGTGTAATAGCTAACAAGGTATGGCAACAGTATTCTACGATAAGGCAGCGGTAAAGGTCACAGTGGCAAATGTGTCAGAAGTCCTTTTAGCTTCAGATTGTAGTGTGAGCTTCAGTAATTCGCAGCAGCCTTTTTATGCCATTGGTAATAAGGGAGCTTTAGGTCAGTACCCAAATGCAGCTAGGCAAGGAGATGTTTCTTTTAGTTTTTTAACTAGTATTACGGGTAGTAATTTTGGCCAACCCGGGAATATTATCAATTACATAGCGAGCGGTATTAAAAACTCAACAAACTCGGTAGCTACAGGTGTTACAATAGAATTTGCAGGAGTTTCAGGTGTTGGTTTCCTAAATTCTTATGGTTTTGATGTGTCGAGTAACACTATTTCTACCTCTAATGCTTCTTTCAGTTTTTTCGGCTCCGGAGAACAGCTTCCAGTAAGCGGTAGGCTTTCTGGATCTTTGTATTCCCCTGCTACAACAGCCACTCAGCTAGCCACCGGTATAGCTCATGGTAGGTACACCACCTTACCTTCGGCGCTGCAAACTGAAATATCGTCTCCCACAGCGGCAACAGAAGTAGGAACTATTTTTGGAGCAGATTACTCTATAAGCTTTAATCATAGCCCAGTTTTTAAAGTAGGTCAGGAATTTCCTACTACAACTTTTTATACTACAGCTTCTGAAAATATAAATGTAACTGAGGATGTATTTAATTCAGGATTGGCATTCGACGAAACTAATATCGCCAACATCAATATAGATTTAAAAGGTTTAGAGGCTGATTCTACTAATAAGATGCAAGTAGGAATTAAAAATGCCAAGCAAGTATCAACATCTATGTCGGTAGGGCTAGATGATATCGTCAGAACCCAAAAGAGCTTAACGGCCGCTTATTAATGTGCTCTACTCTGCCAACAACGCCAAACTAAGAATAAACGGAAATGAAATTTTAGCTTCCGACGCGAATATAACGCTCGGGACTTCTCTTTCTCCTCGATACTTAATCACTCAAAGAAACAGTAATGATTATTTTGCAAGTAATGGAATAGGGGGCCAACTTTCATTTAACTATTTTATAACTGGGAGAGATTATTTTAAAACGTTCATAACTGGACAAGGAGAGATTCCTCAGTCTTCTAGTCAGGTTATTTCGGGAAATTTTGGAGGCCTTAATTTTGATAGTGGTTATTTAACTTCTTATTCGGTAAATTTTGGTCCAAATGCCGCAGCAACGGCAAGTGCTACTATAGCTTTTTATGACCAGTTAAACGGAGAGTTTTCTTCCGTAGAGTCAGCCGCACCAACCAGCACTCAAATGTTAAACTTTAAAAAAGGGGTTGTATCTGGACAGTTTGCTAGTGGAGAAGTAGATAATTTTATAGAGGGTACTTACAATTATTCAATGGAGGTGAATCCGGTTTACTTAATGAACGAAACTAAACCTAGCTCTGTAAGTTTCGGTGTTAAAAATGTAAGCATGAATTTTGAAATAGATAACCCTACGGGATATCTTCCGGTTTCTGGAACCAATGCTTTGATATCAGTAGACTTAAAAAATTCAGATAATGATATAGTGGAAAATTTTAGTTGTTCTGGGGAAATACAAAACAGAAACATTTCTTCAGCAGCCGGATCTTACATTAAACAAACAATAAATGTAGTTCAAGCATCCACTCAAGCAACCACAGTTTTTGTAGGAAGTATAACAGATAATGCTGGAAACTCTAGCGCAGTAGGAATCGGCACGACAGGTCCAGAAGGGAACCTAGGGAATTTATAATGCCTACATTTTTTCCAAAAAGAGCTTTTACACTTAGTGGTTCAAACATGAACTTCACAAGAAGGGTTATGTTTGGCCAAGAAGAAGTCACTGAGTTTGAATATTTAGATAAAACAGGAATTTCAGGAGTTGTTCCAGCCGCTGCTTACACTCAAGAGCTTACTATAGAAAGTAACGCCGCTACTTTAAATTTAGGAGTACAACAAGTAGTTTTAGATTCTTTAAGTCAGGTAGTAGTAAGCGGACTTCAACCAGAAGATGTAAGTGGTCAGGCTGGAAAATTGATAACTCTTACAGGTGAAAATTTTTACCAAATAACAGATGTAAATTTTGGAGATGTTAGTGGAGCTTTTAACGTTATATCACCTGAAGAAATAGAAGTAAGAGTACCTCAAAATGCAGATTTTGGTGGAGTTACAGTGTTCTCCTCTTTAAGAACAGGTTTAGCTGGAAATATTTCGAAAGCTAGTGGTATAACAGTAAATCAATTCGTCCCTATTCCAGAAGTTACAGGGCTAAGTGCAAACCGTTTGACTACAGGAGAAACTCTAACCGTGCAAGGGACTTCTTTTTCAGGAGTGACAGGTATAAGTGTTAACGGAATAGAGTTCAACTCTGTGACTATCCCCAATTCAACCGGAGTACGAGGGCAAGTACCGAGTGGATTTGTTTCTGGAGCCCCCGTTTTAAATTTAAAGAGTGGTATATCTTATACTTCTCCAAGTAATATTTTATTTAATCCTTTCGCAAAAATTACTGGAGTAGCTTCAAATATAGAGCGCGGGGAGCTGCTTACTATCTCAGGGCAAAACTTTGATTCAGGAATTATGTATTCTGGTGAAGAGTATGACCGTTACATGGTTTCTATAGGAAACACTACAGGTAATTTTAAAATATTAGATGGTAATAGAATGAGTGGGATTGTACCTCTTGATTTTAGTATGAGTGTTAGTGGTGGAAATATTGCAGCTGGCGATCTTCCAGTTTCTTCATCAGGTTTGGTTAGTATATTTTCTGTTAATTTTCCTGAGCAATACCCTTCAACAAGTTTTTATACTCCCGCTGTAGGGGCTCCAACTATTACTAGCATAAGCCCTACTTCAGGAATTAATGACGATGAGATTACCATAAGTGGGACTAATTTGTTTGGTATTACGGGCATTGCAATAAGCGGCGTAGGAGGGCCAGTAGGATTTGGAACCGCCCCACCTACAGTAAATGATCTTATTCCCGGAACTACTATAACTACATCTATTCCGTCAACCACTAGTTTTGAAACTACAGGAGAATTACTGTCTATAGGAGTGTTAGGTTTTTTTGGAGATGCAGCATCCCCTACTAATTTTAATATACTGGGTTCGCCTACTATAAGCTCAATTATACCAGATACTGATGTGTTACCCGGAAGTACAGGTACAGTTTATGGAACCAATCTTTATTCTGGAACAACTTTAAGTTTAAGAAATACGTCTTCAGCTCCTGCTGGTTATTTAAACGATTTATCTATAAGTGGCTATTTAAACAATGATAAAGAAATTGTTTTTACTTATCCTAACTCATTCCCTACAGGTACGCTACAAGGATCAAGTATAAACTATAAAATAAGGGCTCATGGTAGACGTGCTGGTAGCAACTTAAAATCTATAACAGTAATCGCTGCTCCTAGTATAGATGGGCCACCTGAATTAGCTCCTTCAAGCGGTGAGTTTGGAGATAATATTGTTGTATCTGGTTTCTTCGAAGGCATTAAACCAAGTGGGCTTACTATAGGTAATAGAGTGATTACTGAATATACTCAAAGTAGTACGACTGGTATAAACTTTACTATTCCGGCTAACGCTTTAAGTGATGTTATAAACATAGATACGAGTGGGGGATTGATAAGCACTACGGGTATTTTAGGTGTTTCGCCGAGTAAACCTGCTATTAGTGGTTATTATGCAGGAGCTGGAGATGTTCCTTCTACTTTTGATTACAACCAAATAATGGTGGAAGGTCAGTTTGCAACTATTACTGGAAGTAGGCTGAACCTAGTCACAGGTATACATTTTACAGGAGTAGATGGCACTGTAAAGATAGATCAATTTTGGCAAAAGAGGCCTAATAATTTAGTTTTTAATGTTCCTCCTACTATCCACACTGGAGATGGTAGTGGGCTTTTTGAGTTAAAAGATTTTAAAGATAGGACAGTTTCTTCTACTACTGTCTCTGCTTCTGGTATAAATATAGCTAGCGTAAGTGGTTTCAATTATAACGAAGTGTATGTGGGAGCAGGTAGAAACTTAACTATTTCAGGTTACGAATTAAATGGTTTAGATGTCTTGTTTACAGATTATAAAAATGAAAATATAAAAGCCACTTCTGTCTCTAGTTCTGCGCCCGGTTTAAGCGGTATTACAAGTGTCACAGTTGAGGTTCCTACAGGTATAGTAGAAACACAAGGTATACGATTAACAGGGAGAGCCAATCGAGAAGGTTTAGAGACTAATCTTTTTACACCTTTACCAACTATAACAGGAATTTCAGGGTTTAACTCTTCCAGTCAAGTAACTAGTGGTTCTTCTATAACTATTACAGGTTTGAATGCTAATACAGTACCGCCTGAAATAGATATCGACATACCAAATTCCGGATTAGAGTATTGGATTGGTATAACAGGCACTGGGACAGCTACAAGTAATGCACAGGCTCACTTATATACTGTAAATAGCATAACCACAGGGAGCGGGATACTAAATTCTCCTAATTGTTTTTATAGTAAGTTTGATCTTGAGTTAGATAGTAGTTTTATTGGCACAGGACAGTTCTTTATACTTCAACCTGATAACGCTGGAGTGTCAGCCACGGACGAACTATTTGCAGCAAGTGATATAGCTACAGGAAATTATTTGCCTTCTCAAATCAGTTACTTCCCCGGTCAATATATTATAAATGGAACTCGAGTAAACGCTACTGGTTATGGCCCAACTAGAGGAGTTACTGGTGAAAATGTATTAATCTCAGGAGCCGGATTTAACGAAGTTACTGGCGTATTCTTTCAAATACCTTCTGGCGAACCTTTGCGGTCAAACTTCGTAAGAAACTCAGATAATAAAATAACCGCTCCAGTTCCGGAAGAGGCTATAGAGTCTCGGGGCATGACTACTCTCCTTCTATCTGGAGGAACTAACGATACGGTAGGAGATTTTGAGGTTATTCTAGACGCTTCGGTGGTCGAGTTTAACATAGTGGAAGAAAACGACGTACCTGCAAGCTCGACAAGAGTAGGCAACTTTACTCAAAAAGAAACAATTGGCGGAGTAGTGTTTTTGGTTACCAGAACTAGATTTCCGGATGGCACAACGGCCGTTGTAAGCAGTGTTCCGGAGACTTAAAGATCAGCTTCGTTAATATCTATAAAATACAAGAGACGATAAAGCTTTTCTCTTCCCGCATCGTCGTTAACCAAATCCATAGGGCTTTGCATATTGAGGTCTGGGTGAGGTTTATTTAGCCATTCAGCGACATAGTCATGATCCATAACGGCACAACATTCATTAACAAAGTTTACAAACTCTATCAACCCTTCCTTAGGAATATTCATTTATCTCGGCGACGCTCATCATATTGACGGCGTCTTTCGTTGGCGTCAATTTTTCTATCCAAATTATTTTGACCGCTCTGAAGTCCTTCTAGTCTTTTAAGGATGTATTCCCTCTTTTCTTTGTCGTCTATCCTATCTATGTACTCTAACCCTTTCTGAATTATCTTTGGATCTATTTTAGGTCGGCGTGAAGGGACTTTTACGACAGAGGGTTTAGGGGCAGGAGGCGCAATATTCTTATTTTTATCTTTATCGTCTTTAGAGTTCTTTTTTATCACCGTGGGTTTAGTATTTAGTTTAGGTAATGTAATTGTGGATGGTAACTTGTGGGTATCGAACGAAAGAAGTTCCCTTACCCCGTTGTTATCTACTTCCACTAACCCTCTCTCTACGCTCAGCAGCGTTACCCCGCTATCTGTTCTCCTTTTAGAGGACAGGGTCAAGAACCTCTTTGGGACATCTTTGGAAAACATATACACATTAGTGACTCCTCTCCTGACTATGATACCCGTCAGATTAAGTTTGATAGGCGGTTTCTGTAGTAGTTTTGGGATCTCGACTTTTGCTGGCACCTCTTTAAGTAGGGTAAAGGCGTTTCTATCTGCGATTCCGCTGTAGTCTCTCTGCTCTGCCGAAACGGAGGTAGCTAATAAAAGGGGTAGTAACAATTTTTTCATTTGTTTAATATGTCTGATATTTTATTTGCTAAGTTATTGAACCATTGTTTGTCATGTCCTTTTGTGGTCTCTGCGGCTGTGCCTATTCTTATGCCGCTTGTTTCTACAAAAGACCTTGGGTCATTAGGTATCCCATTTTTATTTACTGTAATATTATTTGCTTCTAGTAAATCTGCTGCTTCTCTACCGCTATATTTATTATTAGATAAATTAACTAATATTAGATGGCTATCTGTGCCTCCTGTCTGAACTTTAATTTTATTTTTTGTAAAAACCTTGCACATTTCTTGGGCATTTTCTATGACATTCATGGAATATTCTTTAAACTCTAGTGTTGAAGCTTCTGCGAAAGCTTGAGCTTTAGCTGCAATTATATTCATCAATGGTCCTCCTTGACTTCCCGGAAATACTGCTGAGTTTATTTTCTTTGTGTACTCGTGATTATTCCAAAGTATAATTCCTCCCCTTGGCCCTCTTAATGTTTTATGAGTGGTGCTTGTTACGAAATCTGCATATTCTACTGGGTTAGGATAAGCTTCTCCAGCGATTAACCCAGAGTAGTGAGCCATGTCGACTAAAAGATATGCTCCTGCCTCGTCTGCTATCTCCCTAAAAAGCTTCCAATTGATTATTCTAGGATAAGCGCTAGCTCCAGCAATAATCATTTTTGGTTTGTATGATAGAGCTTTATCTCTTATTTTATCATAATCTAAAAAGCCTTGCTCATCTACTTTGTAAGAATGCGATTCAAAAAATTTACCAGATATATTAACCGAAGCTCCATGAGTTAAGTGACCTCCGCTGGCTAGATCCATACCAAGTATCTTATCTTGAGGCTTAAGAAAAGCTAAATAGATAGCAGTATTGGCGTTAGCTCCAGAATGAGGTTGGACATTTGCGTAGTTGCATTTATATATATTTTTTAATTGGTTTATAGCAAGGTCTTCTATTTGATCCATGTTCTCACAACCATTATAATATCTTTTCGACGGATACCCTTCTGCATATTTATTTGTGAATATGCTTCCGCATAAATCCATAACTGACTGACTAGCAAAATTTTCACTTGCTATTAACTCTACGGTGGTGTCTTGTCTAATTTTTTCTTTATCTAGAATGTGTTTTATTTCTTTTTTCATTCTGCGTAATAATAAGGGACTCTTGCTGTTGTGTGGCATTGATAACATCGTTCATAAGTCCTCACCAAAGCTTTAATATCGGAGTCTGATATGGTTGGTAAGTCATATTCTGGCATTTCGTCAAAGGTTTGTATTTGCTTCCTATATACTTTACACGCAGCGATTCTAGCTTGGCGTTGCGCATCTGCGTAACTTTGTAGAGATAAAGAAACTAACAACAATATAACAGTAATGGCTAATAATAACTCCAATACTGTGAATCCTTTTTTCATTCATCTTCAATTTGTTTTATATACTGATTCAAGTCACAACATTCTTGAAGCAAGTTAATGGCTGTAGCTCTCCAGAATTTACCAATATCTCTAAGTGCTTCGTTTTGATCTCTTAGCCCCTCCAGATATTTCTGAGCTTTGTCTATGTGGGGGCATGTATCTTCAGGAACAGGAGGGCAGTCTTCTTTTAGCTCTCTGTACCCTTTTTGAGGTATACTCATGAGTGCTTCCAAAAACTTAACTTTTCTTCTTTTATTTTTGTTTTTTTAACTACTGGTGGCAAGGTTTTTTGATAAGCCCATTGTGATAATTTAAACAAAAAATTAGAAATTTTGTTGTAGAGTTTATATCTTAAAGTTCTCTCAAAGAGTCTTCTTTGAGCTGTAATTTTTTCCCATTCTTTATCTCGCGCTTCTGCCTCTTCGGCAGTTTCTTGTATTTCGAATTTAACCAACTCTTTTTTATCTATAATCCCGTTTCTAAAGGTAAATTCATATTCACTCCACCATGTGTTTTCGTCTTTATCGCAGAAGGATGTGTAAAAATTAATTTTTCCGGTATGAGTATCCTTAACCCACTCTTTATCCTTTTTTATAAAGAGCTTTTGTCTATAAACTTTATATTGACCTAAGAAGTTTTCAAGAGATTTAGTTTGATAATTATTATCTTTAATTAACTTCTCTTGCTCTTTTGTTAACAAGCCTTTCAAATAAGACTTCGGTACGATTATGTCATCAAACATTCCCATTTTTTTGTCTTTCTTGCCATCTATTATGAGCGTCTAAAACTACTGTTGTTGCTTTTTTACCGTTCTTCCATTCCCCAACTTTCACAGTGTTTAGCCTGTCTATCTTATATATACGGAAAAATTGTTTATATATTTTAAGGTGCTCTGGCTCTATTGAATTTAACCTTGGGTATCGACTTTTTGGAGACCAATGAGGAACAGCTATAACTTTGTAATCTATTTCATTATTATCTACAAAATCAAGAACTCCTAAAACCCTACATCTAACTAGACTGCCCCTGTCTATAGGGTCGTGGTTAAATATCAAAACGTCCAAAGGGTCATTATCTAATGCGAAAGTTTGAGTTATAAATCCGTAGTTAATAGGATACTGTAAAGACGAAACAAGACACCGTTCTAATTCAAAAATATTATGCTGTTCATTGTACTCGTATTTAGTATTCGTACCTTTAGGAATCTCAACAATACAGCTTACATGGTCAAATCCATCTTTTGTGATTGGTATATCGTTTACTAGATTAACATGACTCATTAGTGTAATATATTATATGAACTTAATAGTTCGAGCACCGTTATCTGAACCGCCTACAGAATCTTTACCGTTTAGATACGTTTTATCCTGCGCTAGACTTGACTGCGATATGGATGTGCTTTTGGAATGTGAATGTGGAACCAAAGACTTATATTGGAAATTTCTAAACCAAAGGGGTATGTTTGATTTTATTTCTGACATAATTCTTCCATTAGAAGAGAAGGGTTTAAGTATCGATACCCAAGTTAGGAATCAAAGAGCGACTATCGTTACTAAATACATTAGAATAGAAAATCAACTAAACATAATAGAGTCTATCAAAGATAGGTTAGTCTAAGCCGATTCAGCTTGCCCCATATTATCATGCTTTAGGACTTTTGCCTCTAAAACTTTGACTCTTTCACTGGCTTCGACAGCTTTAGACGCTGCATCTTGAGCCATTTGATCAATTTCTTGAGCTTCGTGACGAGCCTCTTCTGACGCTTTTCGGGCATCTTCTGCTGCATCTTGAGTAGCGGCGGCGCAACGCCTAGCCGAATCCAACATTAATCTTAAATAACCACTTGGCATATCTTTATTATATTAAGTAGGGATAGTTTTTACAATTTTATCGTTTATTCTCGCAAGACCTTCAGGGGTATCGCCATTTTTTATGGTAAGTTTAACCTTGGCTAAAGTATTTTTAGGGTCTTTACGGCCGATCATTGCAATCATTCGGCGTTTTTTATGATTATCTTCATTCTCAAACTGGCCTAAATCTACGTCAAATTCCATCTCTAAACTATCTATTTTAAGATGGTTGTGTCCAGCCAAGGTCATTAGAGGTATTTCTACCTCTTGATCACCTTCAGTTGTAGGAAGAACAACTTTTTTTGTAATTGGGCGACCATATTCATCAAAATATGTCCCTATAACCCGTTTTAGATGCTCGGTTTCTACGTATCTTTGAGCATAAACTACAGAGTTATAGAGACACTGGATCAGGTGATCGAACGTTTTTAACGCAGGAGCACCTTTAAATGATCCAGATTTTGAATAAGATAATTTGTCGTCAGCCATTAATTACTACCGCTACCGCCCGATGAGGAGCCTCCGCTACCTCCGCTACCTCCGCTAGAAGCAACAGGTTGGATGGCAGACCCAAGAATGTCAAGTACTTTCATTAGTCCTTCCGGAGTGCCATCATCGCGGGCTTCTACATGAACAGTATATTTTGCCGAATTATCTGTTTTACGAATATTTTCACTTTTCGTGGATACAGAAGCTTTTAAGTCTACCTTAACTGGTGACCACCAGTTGTCATATTTAACACTAAGGTCGGTCTGAGTATTTACGGAGCTAGTATCCTGAGTGCTGGACTTAACCTCCATATCAAAGTCAACAGTGGCTTTTTTGACTGATAAATTTGGAGTTTGAATAACTGAAAGAAGAGGAACTTTTAATTTTCTGTTTTCGATTGTGGTTGTAATATTTCCATCTCCATCTTTCGATTCAACAGGAGCATCGTAGTCAAATTCTACTGTTCGAGCTTTAAGGTTACCGTTGCCATCGTCTTGCAACCCGATGTCTCTAATAAAATTTTCTGTTGTGTGAGCGAGTTGTCCCTGCGCTTTAGCTGCGCCAAGTAATGGTTCCGCGATGAGTGTCCCAATTGGGAGGCCTTTGAATTGATCTGCTATACTAGCCATATATGTTGTTACACAATATTATTCGCCAGATTTGAATTTTTGAAAAATTTCTTTGAGATCTTTTAGGATACAGTTTGCCATTTCAACGCGCACCGCGTCAGTATCTTCCATAACGACAGTGGATTTTACTAAGTTTTCGTATTTTTCTTTAGCTTTTACAATAGCTTTATAAGTTTCGCGAGGTTTATTCCTTTCAAATTCAGATACATTAGGCATTTTCTTTATCCTTTCTAAGCATTATTTTTTTAACTCTATTAACTCTATTTATTATTTTGTCAAGTTCTACTAATTCGCCATTAAGTTTTTGCCCGTGGTTTTCGTTTAAATGTTGGGATAGGGCTATGATTTCGCAAGAAATTTGACCCAACATAAAAGACTCAGTAGCGAATTTAAATCGTGACATCGTTGTTCATAAACTGTTACATTAAAAGTCATCTTCAAGGGAACCAGATTGTTGATATTCTCTTACTCGGCGCTCAAAAAAGTTACCCATAGCTTGAACGTCAACTACTTCTCCGAGCCAAGGGAATGGATTCTTGTCGCTAGGAAAGCGATATTCAAGACCAATACCTTCTAGTCGGCGATTACCTATGTAATGCATGTAGTCAACGAACATATCAGCGTTAAGACCAAGAATACCTCTAGGTAGGACATCTTTAGCATAAGCTATCTCAAGCTGCACAGCTTTCTGTATGTGTTCAGTCACTTCTTGTTGAAACGCTTTACTCCATATCTTGGGGTTTTGCTCGATAATTTGGTTAATTACATAAGTCCCAAATTGAATGTGAGAGCTTTCGTCGCGCAGGGTATATTTTATTTGGTCTGCTATACCTTGCATTTTATTTTGACGGCCAAGAGCTAAAAGCATAGCAAAACCACTGAAGAAAAATATTCCTTCGCAAACAATCCAATAAGTTATGAAATTTCTTAAAATTTCCTTTTTTCCTTCTTGAGTGTGAGGGTTGAAATCTGGCCTACTCAAATCAGTAGTGATACTCATCAAGAAGTCATCCTTAGCTTTGATAGAAGGTATATTTAAATAAGCTTGATATACTTCATCTATTTTAAGATCCAAAGAATCGCAAACGTAAACAATAGTAAGGTTATGAAGGCTCTCCTCAAACGCTTGTCGTAAAATATACTGGCGACACTCAGCATCAGTAATATAGCGAAACCCACTAAGCAAAAGATTATTACCAACAAGAGATTCACTGCCAGCAAAAAAGCCAAGCGAACGTTTAACCAAAAGTTTTTCATCATCTGTTATTTCTCCATTTTTCCATTGTTTAATATCTTCGGCCATAGATATTTCTGTAGGCATCCAATTATTGGCGCAGCCTTTAAGAAATAAATCCCAAGCTGTTTTATGTTTGTGTGGCAGAATACAATTTACACCTGCTATATCTTTTCCCAGTACTTGTCCTGTCTTTGAGTCACTCATATTTATTTAAAAAAGTTTACTTGTCGTTTTAGATTTCCTTCAAAATTATTAAATCCGCGATGATTTAAAGTTATATCAGTAATTACATTAATTTTGCCCCCAAGAGACTTCCATAATTTACAGAATCCATAATCTTCACTTTCATACTTTTTAGTCTCGGGGTTTATCTTACATTGAAAAATGTCATAAAAATTGTCTCCAGCATCCATATATCCGTCAATGTCATTTATATATTTTATATCCGGCCGCTCTTCTATTATTTTTTCTATGCACTGCCTCTTGATAAGCATAAATCCTGTAGCTGCGTATTCAGCTTCTACAATATTTTCACTTTTCGCTTTTTGTAAATTTTCGTTGTTAATTTCAGTGGAAAAATCACCTACAAGAGGCCTCCAATCTTTAGGGAACCCTGTATGATTGGCCATAATTTCTACTTTTTGATTGCTAATATACTTTTTGGAATACACCCCAACTGTAACATCTTTATCTGCATCAATTAATCTTAATACATCATAAGCGCTAAAACTTATATCAGTATCTACAAATAATAAATGAGTATAATCTTTTTCCAGCATATGAGCTACTGAAGCATTTCGCGCTCTGCTAATTAAACTTTCAAACCATATAGAACGCATACCTAACTTAATATTTTTTTGCCTACAAAGTAGCATCAAGTTTATGGTACTCATCATGTAGTCAGAATGAACCATTCCTGTAAATCCAATCACAGGATAAAATATATTAACTTTACTGTAATCCATTACTGGCAAGCCTCGCAAGCTTCAGGGTTAGCAATAGAACAAGCTATCTGCTCTTCTTTTGTATACTCTTTTTTGGTGGACTTCTCAACTTTTGATGCACCTCGGTTACGCAAGTAATAAGTCGTTTTTAGTCCAGCTTCCCAAGCGGCCATATAAATATCATTTAAATATTTTAGGCTGGTGCCTTTGTTGTAAAGGTTGAATGAGATGCCTTGATCAATCCACTTTTGTCTGGCGGCGTTACATTCAATCAATTTGAACATATCGCGATCAAAAGCAGTTTTATATTTTTCTTGGTATTTTTCAGGAATGTCAAGAAGCATAACATCGCCGTCAACTTCCTTAACAGCTTCCGCTAATTGAGGGCTCCATAAACCTTCCTTTTTCATATCATTTACAAACTGCTCATTAACAACGTAAAAGTTTCCACTCTTACATTCGTATACAAACATTACCGAGAAGTTCGGTTCGATGCTCTGCTCCACGCCGTTAATATAGCCAATA